GATGCAGGTAGCGCAAGCGTTGGCTGAGGATACCGTGAATTTTCGCAGATGAATTTTACCATGTCTCCTACCAGTCCTTTTGGATAGCACATTGATGCATCCAGTGGTGCAAGTTCTTCTTTTATTTCTGTATCTCTTGCTTTTTTTGGTCGCTGAGTAGGCATTATAGGCTGCGCAGCGAAAAGGCTGCTGCCATCAAAGTGTTGCATAACTGTACCTGCACCAACTCCACCTTCCTGTGAAATGGTGTTCCACTTGTAGCGCATTTCACTCTGGTTGTATTTGTCTGACTGAGCAGACCACGAGTTCCAGAGAGCGAAACCAGACTCACCTAGCAACGCTTTAAGCGAGCATCCAACCTTGAACCATGTGTGGTAGTCCTCTGGTGATATGTTCTGTAGCGCAACTTGTGCTTTCTCATAGTCAGTCTTTGTATTATCCTCAAACACTTGAGTTGCATCAAAGAACACGTCTCCAGCACTGTTGCTGGAGATAGTATCAGCTATGTCTTCACCTTCAACTTCTGCGTTAGTTCCAACTGTCAGTGGTACTGCTTCTACGTTTCCTTTGATCTCCTCGTCATAGCTTACAAACATCAGTCTGTTAATGTCCTTGCAGGAGTTATCAAGTGATACTCCATGTCTCTCCATGAAGTATTTCTTTGCATTGTAGAAGTATTCAGTGTGATTATCTGGGTCGTGAGGAACAGCAATAGCGAGCTTAACTCCTGTGCCGGAAGGTGAAATAAAGGATGCTCTAACATGCGGATCGAGGCTAAGTTCATCTCTCAGCAGATCTGGGTTTTCGACTCCATCGATGTCACCTTGAAGCAGTCCTGAATATTCTACGAGTTCAGTTCGTCCTTTAAAATGTCCAGAAAGTGTTACTGCAAACAGAAGCTTCTTCTTCTTATTGTAGGATTCCTTTCCATTGTCTCTCAAACACTCTCTGAGTGCATTGATTTCGTTCTTCCATGTACCTTGACGTATATTGTCAAATAATTCATCTGCACCAATCAGAGAATGATTCTTTGATAACGCAGATCTGAAAAAGCTAATATTCATTTTCTCTCCTTTTCATATAGCTCTCTATATTTGTTACCTCTCTTTCCAATGAATTCGTGTGAATAACAAATTCGTATGGCGTCTGGCAACCAGTGATTAAATTCTTTCTTCTTTCCTATATGTGGTTTCGTCCTGTTGGTTGAGGTTGCTCTCCACCAGTCAACCTTGTCTCTGTACTCTCCAAACCTGAAGTGTGCAGTCTTACTGAAGTACCTGTAACCTTGATCCAAGTAGATCTGACCCATTGCATCTGAAAACCTGACTCCAAGTCCAAGTCCTTGAAAGTCTGGAAGTATAACAGTCCGACTTGCACGAACAGCAGGTCTTTTATCTCCTTCAAACAATGGAGGAAAATAGCCCGGAAAATAGAGTGTCGCATTAAATCCAACCATCTTGTTGTCCCAGTAACATAGGTAACACTTTGCTGTATTGTTAAGATCTCCACTTAGATAGTGATGGTGAGCAAAGGTTTTCCATGTTGATCTCGTGGATCGATAGACTGCAAGTCGAATAGGCAACCGTTGAATCCACCTCCCGATGGTGTAACTACCATCTGATGTATCAAATGTCCATTCAGGTTCTAACCATTCCTTGATGTCTTCATGACAACTTGCAAAGACAATATTCTTGAGATTCTTCTTCTTGATATATTTGGAGATTGCATAAGAAGCAGATTTTGCAACATCACGATTCACAACTGAAGTGAACTCATCAATCACTGCACCGTCTTCCAATTTTCTTGCTAAGTCAGCACGGAATTTTTCTCCAGTGGATAGTACATGATATGGACGTAACCAAGATGGAATTGAATTAAAACCAACTGCAGATAATTTTTCCATTGCATCATCTGGATTATCAAAATGAGATACGATTGCTAATTCAGGATTCCACTGAGGAATTTTCTCTGCGCCAAATTCTCTGAGGAGTGACGACTTGCCAGATCCAGAAGGACCCATTATCAATCCGATAGTAAATTTTTCAGGAACAGGAGGCTTATCAAAACATTCAAATGAAGTTTGACCATCAAACTCAAAATCGAATGCTTCTGATGCTCTTTCGGTAAATTCGTCCTTTTTTACGTTTGAAGTGAGTATTTTCATAAAATTGGATGCTTAGATCTCTCTCTGTTGAAAGGAAAGGTTGTATCAGGTACGAATACCTTGACCATATTCACAACTTTTTCCTATTAATCATATATGCTAAATAGCACCTGTAACTTTCCAGTGACTTCTTTTTCCTTCGTTCCACTGCTTCTTTTCCTTTTTCAACTCTCTTCTGAGTTGCTAAATACTCTTTAGTATGTTTATTCATATTCCTTCTCTTTTAACTTGAGGAATTTAGTATAGCTCATTGAACCTTTTTTATGATTACAATTCCAACATGAGATAACTAAATTCGATTCGTCCATGATTTCTTCTCTTGTCTTGAGAAATTTTATAGCGACCTTGTGATCAATACAAAAATCATCTGGATACAAACGCTTGCTACAGTAATGACAAGGAACAGTAAAATCTTCATTCCTTGCTTTCATCCAGAGTTTTAAATAAGTCCTTCTAGGATAACCACCTTTTCGTGGTTTATCTTTCAAGGATTCACGCTTTCGGTAAGCTCGATCCTTACAAGACTTAGTGCAATATTTTTGAGTTTTGTACTGCGAGTTCTTAGGAACGTATCGTGCTCCGCAAAACTCGCAGTTCTTTTTGGTTTCCAAACATTAGAAAGGGATGTCGTCCTTCACTGGTTCAGACGAATTATCTGGTTCCTCTCCTCGTTTCGGTAGTCCTAATATTCCGTCAATCTGCTCCTTTGGAGTGCCGGAAGTTTGATTAGGAAGGTATTTCTTTATGCGATTCTGATCTCCATACTGTTCATCATTCTCGCATGAAACCACTGCCATGAGTGGTTTATGGTGAAGCTCCTCTGACGTGGAAGGTTTAAGGACATTAGTAGCACGACAGATGCTCGCCATAGTTTGGTTTGCAATGTCACGCACATTTTCCTTTGGATGCCAGAGGTTAATAATATCAAACAAATACCTGTTCTTATAATTTCCTTCTAATACTTGAAGTTGGAGATTAAGATACTTGTTACCAGAGTTTGACATTCTCTCTTCAGTCTCGACTATATGTACGAGATACTTACCATCTGGAAGTGCTCCAAAATCTTGAGGAATATCTGCTCCTTCAATTTGAGTTGCATCAAAATTTAATTCCATAATTATCCTTTCCTTGCAGTTGCAATTTCTTGTTTAAAAGTTTTCCAGTCCAGTGGAATAGGAGACGGTATTGCTACTCGACTCTTTGCTTCAAATGCTGGTTGCTGGATTGTGTGCATGATCCTGTTTCCAGTAGTCGTTGCTTTATACACCGACTGACCAAACTTCTCCCCTGCTTTAAAGGAGTGAGTTTCAAATTGAGCATAAGAAACAAAATCTGCCCATTCACGCACAACTCCTCGAACTCTCTTATCGAGTTTAAGGTCGTGTCTATCATACGATTCAGAAGTTGGATCATCAATCTTCACGATCTGCGAATGTGCAATCAAGATAATATCCATACCTAATGCTCTCAGAGAATCGAGTCCAGAGAGAAACGTATGCCAGTGGTTTAAAGCCATGACATATCCTTTTCCAAACCCGATCTGCTCGATTGAATCGACATTAGCAGTCTTACAAACGTGAGCATGAATCTTGGATTCCAACCAGTCCAGTGAATCAACACCAACTGTCTTGATTCCAAGTTTCTTGTAGTTTGAAAAAATAATACGCAATGACTCAGTAACATCTTCAAATGTGATGCTCTTGTCATGCAGAGGAAAAGATTGAGCATCCTGCTCAGACATTCCTCCTTCTAAGTCCAGTGCAATCAGATCATCTGCACTGCACATGTATCGAGTCTTTCCGACTCCATCCAATCCATAGACAACTTGTCTGATTGGTCTTTCCTGTTTACCTTTAACAATAGAGTCTAAGGTTATTTTATTATTGCTCATTACTCTCCTTTTTAGAGTTAACTGAAAATCTCCTTATAGTCTGTTCCTTTGTGTACTTTGCACAAATTTCAGGTTCAGAAATTTTCATCTGTTTCTGGTCAAGACTTGAACGAGTTTGAGTCTTCCAAGTAGCGACCCGTTCACCAGATGAATCCTCAAGTATCTGAGCATCCTTCATGGTATTTTGAAAAATCGTTTTTATTCCATCATTCCTCTTTTCCTTCTCCTTTATGAATTTTATATTTTCGTGATATTCACTTACTAAATGATTATCTGATAGGTTAAGGTAAGCAACTTTATCCAGAAGATCTGTTTTATATAACAGAGCAGTTTCGTCCGTTGATTCTGGAGGAGGAGGTTGTTTCTTTAAGACATATTCCTTCCAGAACTTAACCTCATCCTTGATAAGTTTATCAATTCTTTGTTCGTTACCTTCTCTTGTTATTGTGAAGATCCGTAGCTCCTGTCCACCAATTAAAGCGGCAACATCAAAGTATTCATATCCAGTAATTGCAAGGTAATGGAGAACCTGCATCTCGTAATACTTAGGAATTTCACCAGTCCAGTAAGAAGACTGACGAAGACCAACTGCTTTCACTTCAAGTCCTGCTTCTTCATTTTCAATCTTTCTATCAATATGTCCACCAATGAATTTATAATCAGGATGGTATAGAGTACGGTTAACATTCCTGACTTTCTTTCCTGTTCTAAAAGCGTACTCTCTTGCAATCGTATCTTCCAAGAGCACACCCCACCTTATCTTTTCTATGGAAGAAATATCATCTGGCTCAGTTACTCCAGTTTTCTCTTCCCAGAGTAGAACCTTGTTTGAAAAAGGATTAACTCCTGCAATGGTACTTGCGTTTGTTCCACCAAGCATTGTTCTCCTGACTGCTTGATCTGATTCACGCTTATACTCTGTAACTCGGTTATTAAGTTCAGTCTGTTCAGATGGTGTAATCATACTCCTCCTTTTATTATTTCAATAAATTCATTATTAGTAATCAGCTTACTTATTTCGATGGAGATACAGTCTCTTCTGATCCGCATTCCATTCCTTGCATCAGTGTCACCTTTATTCCATATTTCTCCTTTCTCATGCAGAGTCTTATAGTCGATTGCTCCAAGCATGTATCCTTCCTTAAAATCTCTCCAGTCTCCAGATCTGAGAAGAGAAACAAAATAATAAAAGTCTGGTTTCTGTTTTGATTGAGTTTCAACTGAGCAGTCATAATAACTCTTTGGAACAACAGTCCTGTCTTTAGTCTTCACATCTATTTTGAATTTACCTTCAATAACATAGTCATGGTTATACATCTCCTCACCTGTTTCCTTTTCCAGAGTGAGTCCATTCTCCTTTATGAACTTTTCAAACAGGACTTCTCCAACTGATCCAATTAGGTTTGCTTTTTTTCCTCGCATAGAATTATTAAGTATAGGAATTTCATTGACTCTCTCTTCTGCATACCAGAGAACTTCTTTTGGAATTGGTTTATACGCTTTCACCTTTTTTACCATAATAATTATCTGGATGAATTTCTGGTGCTTT